ATACTGTCGCCCTTTCCGTTGCTATCTCAACATCCTGTGATTGTCTCTCAATCTTGATGTATCCTTCAGTGACCAACTTCCTTATGTCCGTGATCACTTTGTTGCTGTACACGTTTTTAACATTGTCTGAGGAACCAGTGTATTCCACATCGGACTCCGCCACGGTCAGTCCCTTGCGTGATCCTATGTCCTTGTAGTAGATGCCAGACGCTATCTCGTTCCTTACGTTGGCGTCATTCAACACCAGATTATATGCTTCGTCCGCCGTCAAGTAATTCACTGTATCCTGTGCGGGATTCGAGATCACCGTGTTGTTGGATTGGTTCTTGTTGTCCGACGTGCCTTTCGCTGATGCTATGGCCACTCCCGCCGCCACCGCCGCACCTACTGAGAACTGTGCCACGGGGTTGGTTATTGTCCCGGCCTGTTTGCCCACTTCCAATATCCCTTCCTTGGCTATGCCTTTGAGTTCTTCCTTGACGTCTTTCTTCTTGATCTTTTTAGCGTTGTTGTAGGTGTTCGACGCTGACAGTATAGCACCTAGTACATTACCAGATTGTATATTTCTTATTACGGATCCCACACCATCTACCACGCCTCCGGGACCAAATATGCTGTTTGTTCCCCCACCCAACACAGTAAGGGGACTGGGTGAATTGTCATAGTGTATAGTTGCGAAGCCGGGTATGTCGCCTTTGTTCACGATTCCGGTGCCATATATGACCGTCTCATACAAGATTTGCATGGTGTTGTTCATCACGCCCGCACCGTCGGCCTGATCTAAGTTGTCGTGTGCGAACGATCCTATAACTGGATTGATTAACGACATTGATGTGAATCTCTGTTTGTGTAGACAAAATATGTCTATGCCTTTGAGGTAAGGTTTCTTCCTCTGTTTTGGGGTGTCTAGGCCAAACTTCGTCGTGGTCCTCTTGGCACCCCAGTCATAGTAATCATCCTTGGTATTTGAAATTGTGAGATCATTGTTCATGCCCACGGGATCCGCTATGTTGTACTCGTAGTACTTCTTCCAGAAAGCGTTGACCGTGTCCGCGTGGTCATCATGGAATGTGATGTTCACGGGTTCGTACGCGATACGTGTTGTGGTGTACATCTTCTTGTTGTACTGCGTCTTCTCCTCCATGCTCATGTTGTATTTTGGTAGGTCACAACTCTTGACCAACATGTTTAGTTCATACCTCTCGTTGGCGTTGAAACCATCAATGAAAAGAGTCTCGTCCGTGTTGAACACCACATGGAACAGGAACTTCTGTTTGGGCATCAACTTGTGATTGTTGTCTATGTACAGTCTCGATGCGTGTTGGTAGTCCTTCATCCCGGGAAGACCGTCTTGGAAACCTTGTAGGAAGTTGTTAATGCTTGGCATATGCGTATTTATGGCCACAAAAAAAGCGCCATATAAAGGCGCTTTTGATGTTTATAATTGCTTGTTTAATTCTTACTGTCCACCGCCAGTACTTAGAGTACCGATAGTTCTCGCAACAGCCGTTCCAATTCCAGTTCCTTGTGGAGTCTGGATACAGTTGTCGTATCTGATTGACATCGTGATAGTTGCTGGATCTGAAGTCGCGTACGCCAATGTGTTGTAGTTCACGTTCTCTACGTATGCACCGTATAACTCGAATGTTTCTAGAACATTCGGAGCACTTGCACCGTTACCACCGTCAAGCATTTCGATCCTTGCAGTGAATTTGTAATCTATACCAGACGCCGCACTTGACTGTTCGAAGAAGTCAAACTGTTTCTGGATCTGTTCTCCAACCAGTTTGGTCACCGAGTTGTTGACGTCATCTCTCAGGTTGATCGTGATTGGTTCCCAAGTGTGTTTGCCCGCAACGTATACTTTTGAGTTGTACACATCCAGTGTCACGTTGTCAAAAGTCAAGTTTGGTCTCGTGATGTCGATCACTTGCTTTGTAAGTTCTGATCTTGGTGTTGATACTCCAAAATTCTCCAGGATCGCTCTGAAACGATACTGTAGTTTTGGCATCAATAAGCCTTGTGATGCTGAACTCTGATCGTTCGCTAGTGGTACTGTGAATTTTGATAAAGTTGATATTGCCATCTGTTTCTCCTATTTATTCAAAATTAGTTCCCCAATTTTGCGATTTCTCCTGTGTTTTTGATTCTTAGTGGAATGTAAATGAACTCAACTGATTTCACTGGTTCAATCGCTATGTCCACATAAAGTTCGTTTCTGTCGATCCTTGTAGGTGTGTTGTTTGTGTCATCACAAACTACTAGGAAGTCATATAAGGCTCTCTGACCAACTAGCTCTAGCAAGAATGACTCGATCGCACCTTTGATCTCGTTCCTTGTAAGTTCGTCATTTGGTTCAAATATGAAAGGTTTGGCGATAGCATCCAGTTGTGATCTCAGATACACTGCCAACCTTGAAACGTTGATCCTGTCCAATGCTGAACTTGACGCGGTCTTGGTCAAGTTACCAAAGTTCACGATGCCCGCTCCTGAGAAGAACGTGATCGGGTTCACTTTGACCTCATGCATCGAGTCTCTCACTGACTCCGTAACAGATATTGTTTGGAATTCACCACTTGATGCGTCGATGTAACCAACCGATGTGGCGTTGTCTACGACACCTCTCCTTGTGCCCGATGGTGCAAACCATGGGAAAGCGATGTTGTCATTGTTTGCTAATACTCTCATCATCATGTGAGATGCCGGCACCACGATCGATTTGCCCGTGTTGTCCGTGGTCAACCCTGATGGGTAGAACACACCCAAGTAATCACTTGAGCTCACTAGACCGTCCTCACCGTTGTCAGTCGCTGACGCCGTGTTGTTGGCCCAGTTCTGTATCGCAGTCGATGTGCCCGCTAATCTCATTGGAGTGTCGCCTACCACGAACGCTGTGTTGTTCCTGTCTGTGTTCAGGTTGATCATGTTTGAGATCAGTTCTGGATAACCAGGACAAGCGATCACGTTGTAACCTCTTTGGTCTTCCCTGATTGCTTGGTTTGTGTCGATCTCTGATTTAAGTTGTGTTACTATAACTTTTCTCTGTGCTTTCCTTCCGAAAGTGCCAGAACCGTCCGCGTTGTTGGCAGATTTGGTCACCCATCTGTCTGGGTAGTAAGTGCTTACAGATTCATTGCTGTATCTGATGTTACCCAAACCGGTTGATCCGCTTCCTGGATACTTGGTTGTAGTGATGTAACTGTTCTTGTACTCCTTGACGTTGTAACCAGATCTCCTAGTGTTCCATAACAGGATACCTTGTGGATAGTTGTCTGGGTTTGGAGCATCCGGATCTAGGAAATCATCGCTCAACAAGTTCTTGATTGTTGATGGTGTTCCCGCCGCGGTTGATGTTCCAGCCGCCTTGTCAGTTGAAGTGTGCCATCTAGCGTCCGCGAAAACTATACCGTCTTCTGTGGTCTGGTCCGCTTTGTCGATCGCCACCCACGCCGCACCTGTTGTGGTCACTGCCACTTGGTTCGCTGTGTTAGTCGAACTTAAGGTCGCCGCCGTGTTGTATCTGTAGATCTTTGGATAGTTCTCAAGGTCGCTTGTGTCAATCCATAAGTCGTTGTCAACTAGAGCAGTACCATCTGATTGTGTGGTAGGTGCTGTCGCTGAGAACTGTGGACCATTTGGATCGGTCGAGCTGTAAACTTGAACGTAACCTTTCCAAGTTGTTCCGTTGTGTGTCATGATGTCCGCGACATCTATGTTTGTGTCATACCATAATGTTCCATCTGCTGGTTCATTGGTTGGTGAACTTGTTGACGCTGTGTAACTCAATCTCTTCCAGTTACTGGCCATGATACCTGTGTTAGCACTAGAGTCTATGCTATCACCAGTTGGAACGTCATACAAGTTGTCGATCTGTGTTGAGCTGTTCGCTGTGTATGTCCCGTAACTATGTGCTGTTGCTGAGCTGAAACCCGCATCTGCCAGTGGTGTTCCCAGTGTATCAAACATCCTGAATTCGCCACCCAGTTTGTGTGTCATCTGTATTGCACCTGTAGTCAGTTTGGTTGCGCTGACGTTTGTAAGACCTGCACCATTCACTGCCGCCACAAAGTCATCGGCACCTGTGCCACCAAGTGTTACAGTTACCGCACTGCTCAGTGCTTCTTGATTCTTCACTGACTCTTGTATTATGAAAGTCTCTGTGCTTGTGAAACTTGGTGATGTTTCGTTACTTGTGATAGTTGTAGCACCACCCTCGTATCTGAACAGTTGGAAGTCGCCAACGTTTGGAGTGGTGTCAGCAGAATCTCCTGCTGTTATTGATTCTTCTGTGATGTTGTATTGTGTGTATAAAGCACCAACACTCAATCCTGTTCCACCATTAGCCGGATCCAGGTTGTAGATGGCTGAGTGGTTAGTAGCGTAAAGAGGGCTGGCCACTGTTGAGAAACTAGCACTTGCGGTGCTGTACAGTTTGGCAACAATGTTAGCACCTGAATTGGCGCTTGTTGTCTTGAACCAAACCGAACCGTTGGGTCTGTCCTCACTTGCTGAAGCATTGTCCCAAAGTGGTCTGTTAGTGTGTTTGTCCTGTAGGAATTTTACACCGTTGTAGGTTCCTGCGGTGATTCCTAATTGTGCAAGTACACCGTTACCTTCCTCAAATCTGATTGTGTTTGCACCTGCTGATGAATCTCCTAGTGCTCTACCATTATGGAAGATCTCCAGGTTACCTGTTGAAGAGTTCACGCTGGCCGAAACGTTGGTCACGTTTGATCCAATCGCTGTGGCAACGTCTGACAATGCTGTTCCACCTGGTGTGATCGTGATACCATTCATCACGAAAGTGTTACCTGATGTTACTGCTGTACCAGATGCTACTGTAACCACAGGTAATGAAGTATGCCAGTCCGCTGTGCCTAGTTGTACCCAGGTGTTGCTCGCTGTTTTCTTGTATATCTTGTTAGACACGTGTGTGGTATTGATTGCATAACTGCCAATAGTTCCTATAGAAGTCTTTGGTGCACCAGTGCTCACCGCGCCAACTAGATCACTTGTAGATGTGATCAAGATAGGACTGATTGTTGTAAATGCTTGATTGGTTTTTGACCACTCGAAGATGCCATACGTGCTTGATGCAAGGTCAAACCAGTATGTGCCATCTGATGGTACCGCTGTTGGGGCCGAAGCACTTCCAGTGAGTTCCGAAGTGTCAACGTTGGCTCTTAGAACGTATGCTCTGTTGGCAACTCCCAAGAATGAGTAAGCCGCCTGTAGTCCCCATTCATTCAATTCATAACCGTGTAGTGAATTTCCTGAAGCGTCCGTGTAGAATTTTGGATCTCCAAAAGTCTCTGTCAATTCTCTCTGTGACGAGATCAGGTAAGCAGTGTTGGCGTTAGCGGTTGTAGTTCCTGCCGCCGTGCCGTCTCCCGCTCCGTTGGTCTTGTCCTGTGATGATGCTACTATGAAAAGAGGTGTAGTACCCGCATCTGATGGTACGTAAAAACTCTCGTTTATTACTGAAACCTCTACTCCTGGTGATGTTAAAGCCATTTTTCGTTTTCTCCTTGCAAGTTTAACGTATACAGAGTTATTTATTATATCATACGGTTTTGTTGACATAATTTACCGTTTTCCAGGTGCCTATATAGGCGACGTAAATACACACATGCGATACCCTGATAGACCATTGTGTAAGGAGTGTAAGACCAAGCCTAGGGCCTACGCCTATCGCCGCGGGGACAGGGTGTACTGGCGCAGTGTGTGTGATA